GTTATAGCCGAAACGCCAGAAAAGTTAAAGAAAATGATTTGTGATTATCTTGACAACCCGGATGAAGCCGAAAAAAAGCTAAACAAAGAGTCTATTGTGTTTGGCGGCAATCCACCTATCGGCGAGTGTGGTAATTCGGCACAAACAATAAGAGCAAGCGAACCATGCGAAAAAAGACGGCCGCCAGAAACTACTGTCATGGAATCCAATCCGAATTACAATCCAATAGAAGCCGATATAGCCATGCCAGCTTTAAGGGGAGCAAGATACTAATACTGACTTAATGAAAGGAGGAGCGTAGGGGTACAAGGCAGGGGAGACGTGGGCTATAAAGTAGCAGCGATCCGTTAAGGTGAAGCTAGCATAAAACTTAACCGTCTGCAAAATGTAGAGCGACCTGCCCCCTGCCGCCGATACGCAAATATTATGATTGAAAATATAAAAAAAGACAGATTACTTGTTTCAGCTTTGCCTGGTGGATTGCTTGATACCTGTATAAAAGAAGCGGCGTTGTTATGTTTGCAGGAAGCAATACTTGTAGAATTGAAACATAATAACAGAAGTTATTATTGTAATCCCAAAGCAATTACAAACGATATTGCGAATAAAAAAGAGGTAAATCCATGACCATCGCATTGTATAAAGAGATTGACCGGCTGAAAGAGGTCAACGGGGAATTGGTTGAGGCGTTAAAACTAACATTAGCTATTGTCGAAATACAGAACGGCAATTTATATGATGATATCAACGGGGTTCAGGAGATTGCCAGAACCGCATTATTAAAAGCAGGGGTGAAAAATGATTAACTTAAAAGAAAAATGGATTGCTATTCCGGGGTTAGTAAGACTCAATCCAAGTGATAAAAAAATATTTCGTGATGGATTGTGGAATATTCTTCCCGAAGATGATGTTGAGCGTTTACCAATTTGCACAGTGGATTATGCAGATGACCATGATGAAGCCACAAGAAAAAGTGCTGAAGAAATCGCTCACCTGATTGCTGCCACACCTGAATTATTGGAAGCGTGTAAAGAAGCACTTAACGCACTCTTGGATTATGTTGACACATTAGAGAAACAGGGATGTATGATGAATTACGGAAGAAAAGTTATTGCTCAACTATATGCCGCACTATTAAAATCAGGGGTGAAGGTATGACCTTTGTAAATCGTAGACCGAGGGATTTACCAAGAAATAGGCGTGTTAATAGAAATTATCTTGTAGGAGTGTTAAAAATGTTTGATTTAGATTTATCGAAGTTGGCAGAATTTATGTTTGGGAAAGACCCATTGAAATATGCTTTCCAATTTGCTCAACAAATGCCGCATGGTCAGTTTCAATCACGCAAGCCAAATCAGCGTAGGATCAGGCAAGAGAAACGCCGGACTGTTTTCGCTAACAGGCATATAGCAAGAGGATTTTAAACATGAAGCTTTCACCTATATCCGAATACCGCAAGGACAGGCAGAAGCGTATTTTTACTAAGAGATTGTGGCGGATAATCGCAGTAGGGATTGTGCTGTGGGCTTTGGTAGGCGTGGTGTTTACGCTGTGGCAGTTAAAGATAGACGCTGACCGAGCACGTGTAGCGTGGATTGAATCAATAAATAGATAGGGGGAAGAAATGAGTTGGATACCTTACAAGAAAAACCCTGACAAGAAATCGCCTAAGTATCGCCCGGCAAAGGAAGCGTGAAATGATTCTAAAACATAAAGGCTACGAGATAGAAGTTGACAACATCGTACATGATGTAACGAAAACCTTTGTCCAGGACTATGATATTATAAATATCCACAATGATATCGGAATTATTACAGCAGATTTAATTGATATATATATGGATATTGAGGATTTAATTTTAGCAGAGTTAAAGAAAGGAAATAATCCATGAAAAATGAAGAACTTGACAAAAAGATATTAATAGGATTTGCGGATACTATTGAAAAGGTAAGGTGTGTCGGTTTATTATCACATGATGCAATAATGATTCGCGTTGCCGCATTTAAAGGACTGATTAAAGTTACAAACAAAATTCTTAAAGATGTAGAAAAATTATAAAGCAATAACAGCCGTGAAAGGAGAGAACATGGAAAAAGAGATTTGGAAATACATATTAGAAGTGGAAAATAATTTTGTAATTGAAATGCCCAAAGGAGCAGATATTTTATCAGCCCAAGTGCAATTCGGAATACCGTGTATATGGGCATTAGTGAATCCCACCGCCGAAAAAGAAAAACGGTCATTTTTAATTGTGGGAACAGGTCATCAGATTCATTACGATATGGGTGTTAATTATAAATACATCGGCACTTTTTTATTAATGCAAGAAGCGTTTGTAGCACATTTATTTGAAAATATAGGAATATAAAATAACAGCCGTGGCTACGGTTGGAATAAATGCTAGACCGAAACGAAAGGCTGAAAAAACTCGATGCCACGGCTACAAAGGCTATTATGAACTGGGACACGCAATATTTAGACCCTAATTTGAGTAATTACGCAAGAGAGAAGATGGTGGAGGAATATCGGAATGAAAAGAAAAGTGAAGAGAAAAACGATGCACAAGACATTTTACAGGAAATAAAAAAGGAGATAAAAATGCAAGAAGTTTACATGATTGAACGGAACTCTATCCCGTTTGGGACGGATTGGTTTTGCGCCGGAGAAAAACGCTGGACACAAGATCCAAATAAGGCAATTCATTTCCCTTGTAAAGAGTCAGCAAGGGAAACCTTTCGTGCCATATTAAAAGATGACAGCATTTGTTTTCCATTTGACGAATTAAGTGCGGATGGAAGTTGGAAATATAGTTATGATGTAACAAGTCACGGATGGATAGAACCTTAAAAGTGAAGAGAAAAACGATGCACAAGACATTTTACAGGAAATAAAAAAGGAGAGAAAATGAGCAAGACAAAAACTCATCAAAGTTATAAAACCAAAAACGGTATTAAATGCGTTGGCGTAACAACTGTTTTATCTCTATTGAATAAGCCAGCATTGCTATACTGGGCGTGGGATTTAGGGTGTAAAGGGATTGATTATAGAAAGTTTGCTGATGATAAAGCGGCGCAGGGAACCCTAGCACATGACATGATACTCTGCCATTTATCCGGCACACAAGCCGATACTTCCGATTATTCCAAGAATCAGATTGACGCGGCAGAAAATTCTTTTCTTTCCTATCTTGAATGGGAAAAGGGGAAAGTCATTAAGCCGATCATGCTTGAAGCGCAAATGGTTCATGAAGAACTACACTATGGCGGCACATTCGATTTTTTTGGTGAGGTTGATGGTGTTCCTACCCTCATTGACTTTAAAACCGGAAAAGCAATTTACGAGGAAATGGCTATTCAACTGGCGGCGTATAGCAGATTATATGATGCCTATATTAATTACGATAAAGTAATTGATAAGCATTTAATCCTCCGCATAGGGCGTGATGAATCAGAGGGGTTTGAAGTTAAAGAATACAGCCGAGAATATATAGAAACCTGTTGGGAGTTATTTAATCATCTATTACAAGTCTATTGGCTTAAAAATAAAATAAAGAAGAAATAATATGGATAAAAAACAGGGATTGGAATTATTAAGAGAACCTTTTTTGCCTAATCAGATAAGTAAACTGCCCAAAGGAACAAAGGCGCAAAATGAATGCCCTGCCAATGAAAAGGTAAAATGTAATATTTGTGGCGGATTCCATCATCCCAAAGTAATACACCTTGATTATGTCGGCCATGCTGCCCTGACTGATAGATTACTTGATTGTGACCCTTTATGGAATTGGGAGCCTTTTGCGTTGGAAGAAGGCCTGCCAAAATTTGATGCTCAAGGCGGTTTGTGGGTTAAGTTAACAGTATGCGGACATTCAAGACCGGGATATGGAAATGCAGAAAAATCACAATGGAAAACCGTAGGAGATAGAGAAAAAGAGGTTATTGGCGATGCCTTGAGAAATGCGGCTATGAGATTTGGGGCGGCATTGGATTTATGGCATAAAGGCGACCTCCATATAGATGAAGATGGAAAAACAACACCAGCGGCAACGTCAGAAGAAATATCGCCAAAAACTGAAGCGGTGCCGGATAAGCCGGAAGAAAAGGAATCTTGTATAACTGAAAAACAGGCAAAAAGATTGTTCGCTATTTCTATGGGGGCAGGGTGGTCAAATAACGAATTAAAAGCTTACCTTTCCCAAAAATACGGCGTGGAAAAGAGCAATCAGGTCAAAACAAGCGACTACGAAACGATTTGCAAGTATATTGAGGACAATAAGCGAATATGACCCCTATTTTTACCGGACGAGTTAAATACGGTAAATTCGTACTAGATAATCCGAATAAGTACCTTGTCTGGTTATCAAAGCTCGAAGGACAGTATATTGAATTAGTAGTACGAAAGCAAAAGAGCCAGAGAAGCTTGAACCAGAACAATTATATGTGGGGGGTCGTCTATGAAATCCTGAGTCAGCATTTAGGATACACCACAGATGAAATACACGAGATATGCAAGTTCAAATTCTTGCGAATCATTAAGGTACGCGGGGATGAAATAGGAGGCATGGAATACGTTCGCAGCACGACTAAGCTTAATACCTCTGAATTTGAGGAATATTTGGAAAAAATAAAAAGGTGGTCAGCGGAAGAACTGAATTGTTTTATACCCGACCCTAATGAGGTAGCATGAAGCATTTTTGGCAATGTCCCCACTGCACATTTAACGTAACGATAGAAACAGATGATGATAAATATGCTGAATGGCAAATTGAAAAAATAAAGAAGAATCATAAATGTAAGGTGGTGAATCATGGACAAAATGAGCATTGAGGAGTTGCTGTCGGATTATATTCTAAATTATGAAACTAAAAATTACAATAAAGGTTATGTGATTAAGCAAACTATTCTTGCCCGCTATGCCGACAAGGATAAGCAGATTGCCGAGCTCACCGGCCGCCTGGAATCATCTGAGCAAATAAGAACTGCCGAGAAGAAAATACTGATTGAGGAAATTGAGAAAAATAAAGTCCTCACCACTGAGAACGAACTCTACAAGACCGGCTATGCCTACACGAAAATGCAAGAGGAAGTTAAAGATTTACAAGCCGAGGTTGACCGCTTGAACAATTTACTTGCTTTAACAACAGGGAAGTAGGAGGGAAATGATAAAAGAAGTAAAACTAATCCTAGATGATTCAGTTAGAAATATTTGCTACAGACCGTATCCATTACATCCAAGGGGATGTCCTAATTACGGCAAGAAGAAAACATGTCCTCCACAAGTTCCTTTTATGAGAGACTTTATTGATTTGACAAAACCAGTTTATGCGATTTGGAATGTTTTTGATTTTTATTCTCATGTCCAAAGAATGAAAAATTTACATCCTGATTGGTCACGGCGCCAGCTTGAATGTTGTTTATACTGGCAAGGGACGGCAAGGAAGAGATTGCAAGAGGAAATAATTTCTTTTAAATTGTCGTTATTAAATCACCCTTTTTCTGGCGCAATCGCAATAATAGCATGTCCGGAGGCAATGGGAGTGAATGTTACAGAAACCATGAAATCAATCGGAGAAATTCTTGAGTGGCCTCCGATTACTAAAACTTATCAAGTAGCAATAGCAGGAGCAAAGCTATGACTAACGCCGACAAGAAATGGAATTATTAAACGGAATGTCCCATTTTAAGGTAGAGTTAATATGCTCATGCATTGGCTATTGACATTTTAAAAAAACAGCTTTACATTATTATCCCGCACCGGAGGAGATCATGGCTAAGTTAGAAAAAGAGTTTGAGTATTATTTATCGCATCAAGATGAATTTGTCAAAATATATAATGGTAAATACATCGTTATAAAAGATGATAAGGTACTTGGTGTTTATAATTCAGAATTTGAAGCAATAACGGAGACAATAAAACAACATGAACTTGGGACTTTTTTAGTCCAAAAATGTGAAAAAGGAGATGAAGCATACTCACAACACTTCCATTCAAGGGTGAGTTTTGCGTAAGGATATTCCTTTATCTTTTTCAATTCAGTCTCCTGCTAGCACAATCAATCGGTCAATTTCAGCGGATACGCTTGCCTTGTAGCTATCAGTCATAGGAAGTATAGTCGTGCTCACTGGCTGATCGGCGTCAAGTTCGCTCTGCAAAATAGTAGCTGCAACATTATACGGTGCAGGCAGACTCTTTGCGATTTGAGTGATAAGAGCGTCATAGGTCAGGCTTCCATTCAAGGCGCTTTTAACTTCATTCAATCCGGCGACAATCGGTGCTTTATAGCTTGGATTGTTGTTAAGCGCGAGAATGTATGCCGTGTTCGCCACTGCGGTCAATGTCGGCTTGACTTGTAACGGACAACCCGTTATACTGATTAAAACAAATGCTGCTAATACGATAAACAATACTACTTTTTTCATTTTAATACTCCTTTCAATGTTTATTAACTGTTGTTTTGTGAAGCGAAATTATTGACTTAACGGCAAAACATCTTCATAAATTATGTTGAAATATTTACTCACACGCCACTCGTCAACAAGCTCCTGAGGTGTTAGTCCCCACCAATTTTTACCAGCAATCATTATAGCACCGGCATTGATAAGAAACTTTTCCGCTAATTCAGAACATACAGTATCTTTTCCCAAGTGAATCCATCGAGCCAGACCGATTAAATGCAAGAACAGTCTTGAATAGGGGTATGTCATTCCTAATTCACCCTTTACAGCATCCCATCCTTTTTGAAAATTATCAGGATTCATTCCCGTCCATCGAGCAATAATGACTTTATCCCCTTTGTATGCCTCGAAAAGATTTTGCTCCTCGATGTGCCAGACTGCTTCAAACGTACAGCCTTTCTCATTCATTATTATTCCGGCATGAGAATATTCGGCGCTTCCGCTTTCGTTTCTCAATGCTTCCATAAAGGTAATTGCTTTACCTAACGATTGAGGATTCTTTGTGGCGAACACATCGCCCTGTTGTAATTGAATATTCATAATGCACCTACCCAGTTGGTATCTTCATCAACTAACTCTGCATCCAGTTCTGTAAGAAATTGTGACATAATCACCTCACGCGAAAAATACTTGCGCCCCCACTCTGCAAACCTCTTTCATGCTCTTAACCCACGAAGGGCAGTTAGGCGAATTGAGCAAGGCAACGGTGAGGTACTGATAAGCGTGTGCTTCTGCTATTTCCGGTGTCCGAGGGATACTGCCGTCTATCAGTCCGCTTGCAATTCCGTAACAATTTTGAAGCACCTGAGATATATTATATTGATTATCCCAGTCATTTGCAATGTTTTTTAATTGAGGGAAATTCGGATCATTCGGCAAATAGCATGAAAACTGATAAGGCTTTAAACAGACCTCTTGGATGCTTTTACCCATCCACGATTTTTTATCCACTCGCTCCAGAATTACCGAGCCTACAGCTATCTTTCCCTCATCCGGTTCGCCCCTAGCCTCACCATAGATAGTAAGCCCCATGATTTGTTTATCATCGAGCTTGCCGAATATCTGCATTAATTCTATTTCTGATACTTGCATAATTCACCTCCATAAATAATGTATTAATCCAGCTACACCCCCAGTGACTATTGCTACAATCACTACGGACACAAGCCAGAAAAAAGGCGAAAGTTTTGCTTGCTCAACGGCTTGGTCAATCTTCATTTGATTACCATTTACCGCTAAGTCTTTTACGCCCTTTTTAATTTCATCAAGAGCAAGAATCTGCAAATCTTGTCTGCCTCTTATTTCTCCCATGCTTTCTTTTATGTCACCAATAGACTTACCTAGATTGGTAATATCTTCTCTCATGTTCGGATGTAACGGACAAGTTTCCATAAATTCTCCTTATTTTAGTATTCCGCCTACCCTCTAAACATCCCCGAATTAACTGCTGGTGCTGTAGGTTGATATGTGGCAGTACAGGAATTATCGGTTGTTCCCCCGCCTGAACCAGCACACGACCATGACCATGTATAGCCGGTTAGCGTAAAAGCCGTTTCGGTTCCAGTAGCACACATATTACTTGTTGGTGCGCCGGAGAAGAAACCACCACTCGAACTTCCGCAAAGCCCGTTTATAACCGCTTGATAAGTAGCCGAACAGGAAGCCGTTGAGCCGCCCCCGCTTCCGATTGCACTCCAACTATATGTGCTTCCGCTTAGGGTTACATCACTGGCTGTCCCCGCAGAAACTAAATTGGTAGTAGGTGTCGAGCTAAAAGTTTGACCGTTGGCACTTCCGCAAACGCCGTTTATTACAGTATTCGTATAATTCCAGTTTAAACCAACTAAAGATGCCTGTAACTGCGTGGCCGAAGCATTGGCTATTTCTATCTCAAAATAATATACTGTTCCGGCAGTTAAGGTTATCGGAGATGTATAGGTTGTATAAGCGTCAGAATTATAAGCTACGCAGTTCTGATGTCCTATCGACCTTGCAAAAGGAGTAGTTTTATACCTATATTTTATGACGGGCGTTCCTTGCGTAGCAGTTACCGTAATCGAAACAAGATTACTATTCGCTTGAAAAGGCACTACGTTGCTTACAGCATAGTCCCCATTATTTAGAGTAAGAACGCCACCGTTTAAATGCCCTGTGACAGAATCATTAGTTCCGCCCACGATTGAGGCTGTACCATATAAGAGCCACCACGAAAGGGACTCATGCCCCATTGCGGGATAGAGTGCATTTCCCCAATCTCTGCTTCTCGTAGGCACAAGGGCGTTACTATCATTGGCTAGATATCCCATTACCACGTCTCCGGCAGTATTTGGATGGATATAGGTACAGTTCGTTCCAGTTATGCCACCGTAGGAAGTAGACAAATACATATCTTTGGTCATGTCACTCAATTCTAGCCAATCTGGAGCCAAAGGTATGTTATTAAGATACGCCCATTCTTCTTGTTTAGCGTTCCAATCTTCGATATAAGCACCAGAAGGCGGATAGGGAGTATATTGCACCAGTCGAAGAGTAGCCCCTGCGGTAGTCATGTAAGACAGTAGAGAATTTAACTCGGAAGTTTCCTGCCCGTAATCAGCTCCAGCCTGATTATAAACCCTATATGGTGTGTAGGACGTGAGCCAACTTTGAATATTACTTAATGTGTAAGAAAGTGGCTCTCCAGGCACAGCCTTATTGATGTGAGACGTATAGGTAGGTGTTAAGTATGTCATCAATGTAATCATAGGCTGGTCTACCGTACCCGGAGTATAACCGTACCAGATACTATCGCCTGTTCCCATCACATCATAGTGAGTGGCAAAACAAGGAGTAGAGATAATTAAGAATGCCAGTAGTGTTAAGAGTATTTTTTTCATATTAGAATCCAAAGCAAGCCATAGGAGTAGTGCAACTCCCAGTGTAATTTCCAGTTACCGTTCCACTCGTTACGCCCGACTTAATATCACCTTGCGGAAGCTGTTGTGGAAAATAGGTATTTGCTATTTGAGCATAAGAACTTCCGATATAAAATTTAAATTGATTAGTCAGAGATGTTGTCCATGATGGAGCCGCACCCGTCCAAGCAGCAGCGTTTGAACCTTGCTCCAAAATACATCCTGTGCCCAAAGTGATATTTCCATTGCCGCCATTATAAACGCCAAAACTTAAATTTCCACCATTCCCTCCAGCAATATGGCAGTTATTGCCAATGGCAATAGTAGCCGATGTGCTATTATACAATCCTGGTCCTGTTGCCCCTGTAAAAGTACAACCGGTGCCAAAAGAGAGAGCACCAGAGTTATTTTTAAAACCGTAAGATGTACTATTGCCACCTCCTGTAAAGGTACAATTATTACCAGTATTTATTACTCCATTTGTATTGTTGTTTATTCCTGCTCCGCCGCCACTTCCTGCTGTAAATGTGACTCCGTTTCCCACTGTAATCGTTGCTGCAGCATGGTTTTCAAAACCGTTTAGGGTGCCGACGCCAGTAATGGTAGAATCATTGCCAATACTCACCGGTCCTGTTGTCAAATTGTAAAATCCGATTGCTGTCGCCGCATAAAGATTCCCAGTGAAGGTGAAATTTCCTGTGCTCTCGTCATAGATTGCGTAGGCAGTGGAATTAGAACCGGCTGTCGCATCTCCGTTGAAGAGTATAGTGCCTGTGGTATTATCATTTAATCCGTAGGCTGCAGAATTTGAGCCACCTATCAATCCATTTGGGTTGGTGCCTGTGTTTATAGTTAAGGTATTCGAGGTGGTTCCCGTTACCGAGATAACACCTCCGACAGAAGGTTTCGTTCCTGCCGTAATTGTTGTCGCTGATAAGGTACACCCTGAATTACAAAGGCTTTGGCTTAGGTCTAAACCAAGCTGTCCAGTTTCTCCTGCGGTGGCATTTAATGAGGTAAAGGTACCTAATGTAGCAGGAGCCGAAGCATCCCATGTCACAACATAGGAAGCCAAAACAACAGCATCCCCGCTGTGAGGATAGGTCGAGTTACACCCTGACCATACCGTTGTGTCACTGAAATTTCCTGCCTTCGTAGCCGTACAGGTATAAGCTATGGCAATCGGAATCCCAATTAACAAGGAAGCTAAACACGCCGCAATTATCAGTTCTTTATATAAGGGTAGTTTTTTCATAGTAGCCTCCTTATGGTAATACAAATTCAACGGTCATTGTTAGATAGGTAGCATCACCGTTATCACCCTTGGTCGTGCTTATATCAACTATCTGGTCACGCTGAATCTGATAATAAGTTGGATTCACGTCAACTGCTGTGCTATAACGAGTTGTGTTCGCTGAAATAGTTAATCCACCCGTCGAGTTGTTGACTGCGTTGCTGTTAATAACTAAATCTGCCTTCCCTTTATTCGTGCCCGTATCGGCTGTATAAGAGTAGAATGAATACCCTATGATGTAGGCTGTCGGCAGCTTCCAGACAAATTGAGAATAATTATTCTCAACAACTGTGCTTGAAGAACTAGCCTCATAAGAGCCAGGAATCTGAATTGAAAATTGTCGTATTCTATTGTTGTCACCGTAATACAAAGCAGTAATAGTGCCAGATAAAGATATTCCTTTAATAGTCATTAAAGCACTTGTCAACGCCGAAATCTGACCGTAATAGGTCGTGCCCCCGATGGTATATTTAATCGGAGAGCCTACAGAAACCGTGGCTGTATAATCCACGCCCATTGTGATTGTCGAAGTGGAAGCGGGAGTTGATGTATAGTTTGCTGCTGGAATAAGCATCCAACCTGGCACGATTCCATTTATCGTTTTGTTGGTAAGATTCTGTGTATCCGAATCTCCTATAACTGTGCCAGTAGGTGCCTGTTTCCATGTCGCAACCTGTACCCCATTTACGTCAGGAGCACTATAGACCATAAACTGATTTCCAGCGCTTGTTAGTGTTGGTTTTTGATAACTTCTATTCGCACCTAGAGCAGAAGTTTGATGAGAACCTATGTCACAGTCCCCGTATAATTCAGAACCATAATCATCGTATTCGCAACTAACACCTTTTGTAGTGCCATCAATAGTATTGGCTACTTTAAGCATTGTTAGTAAAGGCGTTACAACCGCAGTACCAGCGTAGATATAAGCAGGTCTTGTCGCTCCCGAAGCTCCTATGTTATAGGTATTGTCAGCAGAAAAAAGAAGATTGCCTGTGAGAGTGCCACCAGCGAGAGAAAATGCCCCCAAATCGGTAAGCATAGCCGCATAATTCGCCGCCGTGATAAGGGAAATTCCGTTCGCCGAAGCTGTGGTAGAACAGAGGTTGCCAGAGCAAGAACCACTTCCACCAATAGCTTGCATCGTCCCATCACCGGCTAAACAATAAGAAGATGTTTTTGTACCTGTCCAAAAAGCGGTAATGTCTGTATAAGCCGATAAAGCCGCTTGAAGTCCTGAACTTAAATAAGCGTATGAACCCAAAGCACCAGAACCGCATTGCCCAGTTCCTACCACTGGGAAACCCGGCGAACAGGTTAAAGTGTTCTGATAATTAGTATCACCGGAAACAGCGGCATAACCCGCACACACCGAACCGGTCGTACAGATTTTTCCTGTTTCAGCCGGTATTGATACCGTATTTGCCCCCAATGCACCTGTTACAGTTTTTACATCAACATAACCAGACGTAGCGTTTTTATATCTCTGGACTGTTCCTGTTCCCCCCGAAACAAAGCAATTACCGGTTGTGCAGTCGCCGACTGCGGTCACTGTCCCCGCACCTGCCGGAGTATCGCAACCACCAGTATTATAGAGGTAACATTTTGAAGCTCCTGATGTCGTGCCGAATAGTGCATCCACAACGGCAAGAGTGCCAAAATTACCGCCTATCTGATTATCGGCAAAAACAATCCCGCATAGGCAGACGATTAAAAATAAAATAGCAAATAACTTTTTCATACGCCCTCCTTTAGAAAGCTACCGGTGTGCAAGATAGCGTTACCGATGTCGTGGCATCTCCGGCTGACTTACTTATGTAATTACCCTGAATATATCTACCGTAGTAATTTGTTATTTCCAAAACAGTGGGGGAAGCGGTAATTGTTTGTGCCGTAATTCCTAACCCGCTTGCATCTTCTCCTCCCGAATAATCAGCAAAGAGAACACTGACAACTACATTAGTTGGAGCAGTGCCACCCCATGTAACGGTGCAATGCCATTTTCCATAAATTCTTCCCGTATCAACTTCACTTCCGATTCCTGTTGAAGTAACGGCGTTTAATAGCATATATCTTCCAATATTCGCCGGTAAAACTTCCTCAAACGAATATGCTATAATTGACGTTAAAAGAATCACTGCCAATGCCAAACTTCCGATAAATATTTTTTTCATATAAAATCCTCCTTAGATTTTATTCCTTATACATTCACAACGGCTGCTGCCGGTACTGGTGCGGCTAACGCCATTATTCCTGACTGAATAAGAGCATTGCTAATAGCGACAACCGCATCTGTTCCCCAAAAATAAATTTGTACCAATGTTCCCACAGATACCGAAACACTTGGAATTACTATATCAAAATAATCATGGAACAGTCCAAGATTTTCTAAATAATAAGAACTCCCATAAGGTACACCATTCAAATAAAGTTGCGCGTACATACGCACCCACGGGTTATATGGATACCCTAATCTAAAACTAACTTGCACTTGCCCTACTTGCGTCATTGTCCATTGTCTGGCGAGGACAGGCGTAGTGGAAGTACCATTCACTTGAGTAGCCGCTGAACCAATAGTATAATTTGTTCCTGATGTTAATAAACAGTTCAGTTGCGCCGGATTCAATAAAACCCAATAATGATGATTGGAATCATAAACTAGAAACATCGCAGACGAAGCCTGTATGTCTCCCACCATCAACACAAATCCGCCCGGCCTGACTATGGGATAGGGTGTACCGGAATTATAAGCAAGAGTTGGTGTGGGTGTAGTATTAGAATAAGAAGTGAAAATTTGGACAGAAAGGGTATTTACCAACGGGAACCCAGGAATGCTGACTGTAAGAGCATCCGATGTGCCCCCTGCCGTGCCGCTTATAAAATCAGCGCCATTCGCGCCAGCTTGCCCTACCTCGACTAGTAAGTCCCAAAATGATCCGTTAGTTGGTAAATTACCAGTAGTGGTAGCGATACAGATATAAGAGGAACCTTGGTAACTAACCGCATCATTTACATGATAGGTTTGTGAGCCGCTATAAACTCCCTGCCAGACCACTCCGTTAATGCCATTTGAACCGTTTGTGCCCGCCTCTACTAGCAAGTCCCAATAGGTTCCATTTGTGGGTAAATTCCCCGTAGTATCAGCAATGCAAACAAAAGAAGAACCGTTATACGATACCGCATCATTCGGTACATAGGGAGTTAAATTGTTGTAAGTTCCTAACCATATCAATCCCCCTTGCCCAATTTCCGCTATCAAATCCCAGTACGTGCCATTCGTAGGTACATTTCCCGTTGAGGTCAGAATACAAATATACGAAGAACCCTGATAGGAAACTGCATCATTAACGGCGTAGGCCGTACTACCATTGTATGCACCTTTCCAATTAAGCCCCGCAATTCCATTCTGTCCGTTTTGCCCGACCTCCACCAACAGATTCCAGTACGTACCATTGGTAGGTACATTATTTATGGATTGCAAAATACAAATATAGGATGAACCTTGATAAGAGACAGCATTACCCGGTACATAGTTTATTGAACTGGAATATGCCCCTCTCCAAACTAATCCAGCTTGACCTACTTCCGCTAAAATATCCCAGTAAGTCGGGTTTGAGGGCGAATTGCCTGTCGTGGCGGCTATCGCAATATAAGAAGAGCCGTTGTATGAAACTGCATCGCCTATAGCATAGGCTGTCCCTGCGTTATATGCTCCTTTCCAATTTAATCCTGCGATACCGTTTTCACCGTTAGTACCAGCCTCGACTAACAGATTCCAGTACGTGCCATCCGTGGGGATATTCCCAGTAGAAGCTAAAATACAAATGTAGGAAGAACCATTGTACGATACCGCATTACCGATAGAGTAAGCCGTACCATTATCATACGCCCCCCTCCAAACAATGCCGCCCTGACCAACTTCCGCTAATAAATCCCAGTAGGTCTGGTTTGTAGGCACGTTACCAGTGGAAGCCAAAATACAAATATAAGATGAACCCTGATATATTACTGCATCACCGGGGGCGTAAGTTGTCCCTCCTGAATAAGCTCCACGCCATACCAATCCGGGTATGCCTTGTTCTCCGGCAGCACCGACTTCGACTAAAAGATTCCAGTACGTGCCATTTGTTGGCAAGTTTCCCGTGGTAGGAACTATACAGATGTAAGATGACCCCGAATATGAAACAGCATCTCCATCTGCATAAGCTGTTGACCCATTATAAGCTCCCCGCCATACTAAACCAGCTTGTCCTTCTTCAACAAGCATATCCCAATAGGTTTGATTTGTCGGATCGTGTCCAGTCGTATTTTGAATACAAATATAAGACGAGCCTAAATACGAAACAGCATCGTTGACAACATACACAACGGCGGCATTGTAAACGCCCTGCCATTGAAGTCCCGCAATACCATTTGTACCATTTACACCCGATTCAACAAGTAAATTCCAATGTGTGCCATCGGTAGGTAAATTGCCCGTTGAAGCAAGTATGCAGATATAGGACGATCCATTATATGAAACTGCATTGCCTATGACATAAGCCGTGCTTCCATTATAAGGACCTAACCAAACTATACCGCCCTGCCCGACTTCCGCAAGTAGGTCCCAATAAGTGCCGTTAGTGGGGAGGTTGCCTGTTGAAGAAAGAATACAAATGTACGAAGAGCCTTGATAATAAACGGCATCGCCGATAGAATAAGCTGTGCTGCCCGAATAGACTCCTTTCCAAACAAGACCTGGAACTCCTTGATCTCCGGCCTGACCAACCGCAACAAGCAAGTTCCAATATGTCCCATTGGTTGGAAGATTCCCAGTTGTAGCTTCGATACAAATATACGATGATCCATCATAGGATACAGCATCGTTCTGTGCATAAGCAGTTGAACCGGAATATGCCCCCCTCCATACCAAACCTTGAGTGCCACTGGTTCCAGCTTGAACTAGTAAATTCCAGAAGGAAGGATTGGTAGGCAAATTCCCAGTTGTTGTCGCTATACAGACATAGGATGAACCTTCATAATAAACGACATCATTTGCTAAATAAGTAACCGACCCCGAATAAGTTCCCTTCCATACTAGACCCGGTTCTCCAGGAGTACCTTGTCCTGAAAGTATCATCAATGCAAAATGAGAAGTATCGCTTTCAGGTAATGTTGTGGAATTGGTAATGGCGAGAATACAATTATAAACGCCAGTTGAATCTTCTACTACATCATAAGCCGCATAATTATGTCCGCTTACCCATGCCCCACGCCAGTTGAAGCCCTGTCCTGCTGGTCCCTGAGTTCCTGTTCCACCAGAAAGCATCAGTGCAAAATGTGTGGAATCACTACTAGGAATAGTTGTGGAATCCGTAATAGCGACAATGCAAATGTAAACTCCGGTTGAATATGAGACTAAATCATAGTAGTCATAATTATCTCCGCTTGTCCATGCGCCGCGCCAATTTAAAAGTGTGGGAGGGAAAAATCCCAGTTCATCCCATGTATTAATAACTTCCCCGTTGGAATCAGTTACAACGAATTTATATAGTCCATTAGCATATATCTGTGCCTGACCATTGGTGTCCAATACGATAGGATTTTCTGCCGGAATCGTTAAATCCTGATCTAAAAAAGTCGCTAATGGAGTTGTCGTCCCCGCGATATATGTATAAACCAATCCCCCATTCAAGGGATTCCCTGAAGTGTCATGCAAACCTGAAAGTAAAAAATCCACGCATAAATTATTCATTGTTTTTACCTCTAAATCCAGCCTTTAAGTTTCTTTATAGAATCTTCAATTCCCTCGCTTATGTCCGTGCGCCATTGAACTTCTTTCATCAAGGCTATATCCTTTAAAGTGTTGTAAACTTTCTTATCCGCTTCTTCGATTGTTTTTCCTGTCTCAACAACACAACCTATGTATCCGTTAGCCCCCGCGAGAACGGGTTGTTTCTTTTCGTCCCACATAACATCATGCAACCAGACATTTTCGATGTCAGATTTAGATAGATCAAGAACCTTCATTCCCTTCAGTTCTTTGCATTTCTTTTCGTTGTCGTAATCAGGATATGGAGGGAATGACATCACAACAGCCATCGAATAATCTTCCTTGAAATCCTGATATCTTAACTGTCCGGTAGCTAGTTTGTAAAAGAACTCTGTCTTGTCGCCGTCAATCAAATGCCAGAGGTTCTCGATAGCGCAGTACCCAAAACGCGGAGTAAATTCCAAAAACCAAAATTTATCATCTGTAACTATCAAGTTCACATCTACCATACCGTGATAGTTATGCTGAGATAGAATCTTCTCAATCGGATAAAGAGCGTTCCTGACTATTTCATCCTCTTCACAGCACCAGACTATTGAACCCTGACAGCCGGTATTTTGTCCTCTATTGCCGTTCATAAATCTTTTCTTCTCAATCGTATGAGAAAAATTAGGCAGAAAATGCTGACCGTTGAAAATCCCTTCTGTTGAGAGTTCAATGCCTTCCACGCATTGCTGTAGAATGAATTTTATGTTCTTTTTCTTTAAGTTTCCCATGTATTCAATCAGTCCGTCATTTGTGCCTTCGGCTACAAACGTCCAGACGGAATCATCGTTATCAAGTGCCTTAAACACATAGGTATCTTTTTCTTTTTTCAGGAAGTTGATTCCCTCTTTGATCGAAGTAAACAACTGATGTTTTGAAATATCCACGTAGTTGTCTTCATTGCCGGAATCTTCCATGATTTTCTGGCCAAGTTCACGGTCAAGTTCAATCTTGTCGCATATAGCGGAGGCTCCGACAACCGGCTTTTTCTTTCTGATTTCATCGGCTATCTTTCCCATTCCGGTCATGTCGAAAATGACAAAATCACACCAATCAATATATTGATAAAAGTTGGAAATAACTTTTGGATTGTCCCTTCCCTTGCCAATATTGGCATATCCGCCTTGTCTTTCTTTCAGCCAGAAATAGACAGTATTACCTTCATCTGCAAGGTGACAGGCTAAATGATATCCATCATTAGTCGGTGAGATAAAAAGTATCTTCATTCCAATTCCATCAAATAAGTTTCGTATTCTTCCCAGTTCAATTTAAAAACTTTTTCTATGACAAATCGTTCTGCTTTCAATCCAAGCATGTGCCCTACATGATAAGGCGCTTTCGGGTCAAAACCAGGGTCATCTTTGTATTTTCCTTTATACCCAATGTCAAAATCATCAACCATTTTCGGCGTGATTCCATGTTCGTGACACCATTCGGATTCAATCATTTCATGGATAAGAATGGCAAATTCGTAAGCCCGTTTCTTCATCTTGGAAATAAAGAAATGCCTGATTCCGCTTACATCATACCAATCTCCACAGGTATCGTATCGTTGTTTGCTATGCGGCAATATATTTGCCATTATCATCGGTAAATGAGGTTCTTTAATCATTGCTGACCTGTTATCTGCTGTTGAAAATTTTTCTGTTCGTTGCCGACTATATTTGCCATTCTTCCTGCTTGAAACATTTTATTGCTTGAAGGCAACCATTGGCCTGTCTTCGATGTAAATCTATATGCCGCTCCCAATGCTCTGGAAAATTCACCTACTATTCTTGGAGAAGACAAAGTTAAAAGACCTAAAAATTTTGGACTAATAGCACCAGAGCCTACTTCAAATATCGCCCCCAAATCCATTGTTCTGCCTATCCATGACTGAGGTAGGTAACCTCTCAACTGGTATCCTGCCAAGGCTTCCTTAATGTGTGCGCCTGTTTCGGAATCCATCGTTTCTACTAAATGAGTCCTAAATTCTTTATTATCCCTTAATGCCTGAGTAACTTTTGTTACGGCTGTTTCCGCCGCCGCAGGGTCGCGTGTGGAAAATGCTTTTTGAATTGTTTTTTGAAGTAACATTGATTCATTGTAATCTTTAAGCATCCCTGAATATTTCGGTTCAACTTTTCCGATAGAAGATATTATTTGTTTCTTTATCGGAGCAAGAAAAGCGTCTATTTTATTCTGGCCTCCGGGTATTTCAGTGAAATAATCATCCAACTGTTGTTTGAGAATGTCCATTCCCTTCACGGTAGTATCGTCTGGTTTTCCTCCCCACTTTTTAACCTTGTCATATATTTCCTGAATGTCCCCTTGGTATCTCTTATCCATAGTTGCTCTGCTGAAATCAAGTTTGCCCTTATTGTTAACGGTAATCCCAAAATTACTTAACTGGTTATCAATAGTGTTGGAGACAGGTGTATAATTTATTCCCGCGTGATTCTGTGAAATTTCATCCATAGTGGTTTTATATTTACCACGCCTCTGGTCGGCAATGTCATCAACAACTCCATGCACCTGTTCGAGAAGTTCCTCTGCTCGTTTATTTCCTCTCATCCAATCCGTAAAAACCTTACCGCCCTTAAAGGCTTCTTTGACTGATTCTGAACTGTAACCTATAAGTGTTCCCACGGCAGAGGTAGTAACTTCCTTTGCTGCTTTGCGTATCGGTTTTGTCACTGTAGCCGCTATATTTACAGGGTTGGTAACTTCACTTCCTACTTTCGCGGCTTCAACGATTTTATCCAAGCCTGGTATATATTTTGCCGCTCCTTCTATTCCGCCAAAAACGGTTGATAAGTCCGTAAGAAATCCTACAGGATCATCGTGAATTGTTTTGCTTAACTTCTCTGCCCCGCCGTATCTATTAACAAAGAAATCCTTTACCGCTTTTCTTCCTTCGGGAGTAGTAACAGCCGCCGTAATCCCTTTTGCGGTTTGAACCGGATGAATTACAGGTGTGGTAATATTCTTTAAAAAATCCAATCCAGAGGAAGGAATATTTTTTATGGTTTCTCCGATAGCCTTGACTCCACCATAAAGACCTTCAAGATTAGGCGAACCGGAAGCCCAGTTAGGTACTTCACCTTGCTTAAAAGTCCCATCTTCAGAAGGTTTGCCTGATATATCGGTTTTGTCGGGCAGTTGAGAAAAGTCTATTTCTTTCTCCGCTTGATCCGGCAATTTAGAAAAATCAATTTCTGCCATTTCTACCATCCTCTTTGCTTGATGACGTAATCTATATTGGCATCGGTTACTTTCTGTTTGTGTGCTTTAAGATACTGTTCCGCCGACATTTTCTTGGCCTGTTTATCAGCATCCTCTTTTTTTATCCCCTTCGAGTTTTCCTGTATATCCTTGGAAATTGTCTGCCAGGGGGTATCAGGCGGATAATTCATGTTGAGTTCTTTTTTGCCTGTAATTTTGTTTCTCAATCTTGTGTTTTCGTCCGCAATAGCCATTACGCTGTTTTTGCCAAGGGTAGAGGATGTATCTAGCACAATATTCATATCTTCAGGATTCAAGGCAAGGTCGTGTATTTTCCCTATAATCTGCATTTGTTCTACGGATGCTCCGGCAATCCCCAACGACCCTGATTCTATTTTAGAAACTTCATTTGACGTGCTTGTAATGGCGAGCCTTAATGCTTCCAAATCACCGGAACCAGTTATTTTCTGTTTTATCAGATTCATTACACTGTTAAACAATCTTCCGTAATTCGGACCGTATTTCTGCTGTAAAGCATGAATGGTCGTTATATTGTTATCAATTCGATTGACAAAATCCCTCGTCAGAGTTTCACGCTTTTGATTTTCCCTTAAAGCTGGCATGGCTATATCGGCTTCTATTGGATTGTAATTCGGATTGGATTCCATCGCTTTTGCAGTGGTCATAGCAATAAAGTTTTCTCCGAATCCTGCGTTTTTGAGATCACTTGATACTTCCCTTCCTTCAACTAATGCCTTAGAATGGGTAGAAATAAGATTCTGCATTGCGGGGGACTCAAACGGAGCTTCCACTCTTTCCTTTGCTCCGCCTACTGAAGAAGCAGATTTGATTTCCATGTACGAGGCATACTTCGCCTGATCCATAGGAGAAACAGATTTAGGGTCGGTTTTCAGTTTAGCCCCTATTTCTACCATCTTCGCTTCTTCGGTATCAGTTTTTATTCCCTTGGAAGCGATGTTTATATCTTCAGAAACCATCTTTCGTTCTTTTTCGGTTATATTAGGGTATTTACCGACATATTCCTTTAACTTATCAACTCTGTCCATACCCTGATACTTGCCCATAATATCTGTAAGCCCCTGTGCAAATTCATGGTAATTGCTTATGTCTTTTCCCAAATCAGGTAGTTCGCCCAAAGAATTGGTGCTGGTTTCATTTATTTTTTTAATTGTTTCATAACCTCTTTGAGCAACATCCATATCGGGATTGAACATTGATTTTATACTTTCGCTAAGAAGTTCTCCCCGTGCTTTTTGTGTGGCGGCTTCCTGTAATCCTTGGGGAGTTCCGGCATGTACCTGTTGTTTCAATGCCTCGGTTTGCAGACCCTGAATGTCCATCGCTCCCTTCATTTCTTGAAGTTTGAACGCTTCCATGAGTCCCGTGGTCGGTGCGCTTGCCAACCCTAATCCTGCCTGATAGTAATCCATAATTTACCTCACGAACTCATTAAACTCATCATTGATGGATTGTAAGCTGGTCCCTGTTCTAAGGTCGGTGTGTATCCTTGCAATCCCTGTAAATAGTTCTGCATAGCTTGATTCTGTGCATAACCCTGTGCCAGACCCATTCCCATACCGCCTATATTCTGGTACATATTGGCCTGAGACTGTGCTCCGAACTCTAAAGGCTGTATCTGCATGGCCGCACCCCCAAGATAGGTATTAGCCAATCCTGACCCCAAATTAGAGGCTGTTGAAGCCGCTCCCGAAGCCGCTCCCGCTCCAGTGCTTGTGGTCTGGCCTACCTGTGCTCCGTATAATTGAGCCAATCTGTTCCACTGGTTCTGTTCCTGATTAGCCATTATGTTTTGGGTAGCGGAACTGATAGCCTGAACTCCCGCGCCGGAATTATAAAGACCTCTAGCCGCCATTGCATTATTGATTGCGCCGGTAGTCCCCGTTATTTCATTCTGAGTCAGAGGCGAAGTCTGGTAATTCGTAGCGATAGATTGCAACTGAGGCAAAGTCTGCTGATAAGCCTGTAATCCTGCCTGAGTTTCATAAGGTAACAAAGGATAAGCGGCTTCATAGAAAGGCCGTTGCATGGCAAGACCCTGTTCGCCTAACTGATATTGAAGTCCCGCCGCCTGAGTCGTGGCGTTTGCTCCTATTTGGGCGGATTCTTCTGATGCCGATGTAGATTCGCTAGAGGCTAAATAAGAACCTCCAGCGCCTACAAGTACTCCACCAACTATTGCTCCTGCTGCTACCCATGTTCCCCGTTGTCCAGTTAATATTCTTTTGGTTATCAACCAAAGATTACTTAATGTTTTTCGCATGATTCCAACTCCTTCGCAAAAGTTTGAATTTCGATAACATTATCTAAATCATCAAAACTTTTGGCTACTATTTCTTCCTCAATCTTTTCGACATCCGTTTCTTCGGTTGCGTGAACCGTTACCAAAACAACATCGCCTTTATGATAAATAATTCTTTTCGTCCCCGCCTTGGTAATGAAATAAGCAGGGGCTTCAACTTTTCTTACTCCCCACTCTTCCTTGATATAAATAGTTCCCTGTAAAAGAAACGCCGCATGAGAATATTTGTGTATTTTAGTAACAGTTAACATACCGTCCGGCACTCTTATTTCTCTTACATATAAACCTTTGGCAAAACTATGAATCAAAGGAAAGGGATCTTCACCGAATGAATCAGGCAAGCGCTTAACCTTTTCTTCAAAAGCCATAATTCCTTTTCTGAAATCGTTTTGTTGGACTACTTCGTTCATGCTGTCCTTTTCCACTGATAAGTCGTTCCTGTTATATATTCCCAGTTGCCGAAACCAAGCAAAGAATTAGGATTGGTATTCCCCGCCGTGGTAAATACAGAGCCGATCGGCCACTGGCTGCCCTGAACAATCGGCTTTAAATTCTCATTCATGGAATTGAGAATCGCCGGAATAGCCGTACTGTTGCTTCCCAGTAAGTTATAGAGTTTCTGAAAAAACATCATAACCTCAGTAGCGTTATAAGTACCGTCTTTATTTGGTCTCGGCGGTAGATTCAATAATTGCTGTTTTGGTATCAACATATTATCTACTCAACACCTGGATTTCCTCTTCACAATCAATTAAAACTAAAGGCACTGCATCTGCAAAAACGTATTCATCCTGCCTGTACCTAAAAACCCCGTTTTGCCTGAACTCCACAATGGAATACACTTCACCAATTTTCCCTAAACTTCCCGTTCTTTCATCTGTCCAGTCCTGACCGTCTACTCTTGATCTCATTGTGAAGACGGGTTCACGGGCAGGAATAATAGAACCTGATATGGTAATGGAATCAGAAGTATTTATAATAGGAAGATTATTGAATATTACTGTAGCCTCAATCGTTTTCCCATTATTATCAGTTAAGGTATAAACACCATCACCGTTTATCCCAACGGGAGTACCATCATTCCATGACAAGAAATTAGTATCTACCATTCCTAAAATATAACAGTCATAATTGGCGGTACATGCCGTTCCGGGGTCATCATTATATATCAAATACACACTGTTTTCGGCTTTGGAATTAGCATCAGCAATCGCTAAAGCAAGAGAGGAAAATTGTTTCCCAGTTCCTACTGTTCTAACAGCTCCCGTCCATAATGTACCCTCAATATATATTTTTCCTGCTGTTTCTTTTATTAATAATCCGGTAACACCATAATCAGGTCCATATCCATCACCCTGAACATGATTTGACTGAAGGATTTTGTCATCCACTGCTAATGAATTTTCACAAACGTAAACACCCCATCCGTGAACTGGTGAATCATAAGAACACTTAACTAAAGAAACCTTACTTAAATCCAAATATATTAACTGAGCTGCGTCCGCAAAAAGATAAGTATTGGTCAAAACGACATCTGTAGATGAAAACATTCCCGTTTGGCTTCCTACTGTGTAAGATTCAATACCATACTGAGTATTATATGCAGGATCGTTAACGGCTAAAATACATCTATTGGTTTTAAATTTTCCTCCAGAAGCAGTAACCCATAACATTACGTTTGAAAAAGCAGCGCCAAACATTGTAACATTCTCAATATAACATTTCCCAAGAAATTCTTGACTCATTAATTCGGCTGTTGCATTAGATGTTCCTATTTTTATGCGACTTTCTATTGTGTAATTTAAGGGATAAATTCCTGCGGGATTAGTGCAATTACTTAGAGTTACTCCCGTAGTATTAACAGGTTGTGTCATCCTTTGAGTATTAATTTCTGGCAATCCGACTCCTCTTTGAACGGTCAATCTCAACCGTTCTGACCTCTTTTTATATTTAATACCGTAGTCAACCATTCCGTTACGTTTTACGATTCTCAAAATAGATTCCGCATCCGTGGCATATTGGCGGCTTATCTTATAGATTTTTCCTGATCGTCTATCCCCCACTAAGTCGAATCCCCATTCGGGACATTTACAGGAACATCGCGGAATCCACTGATCGAAATCTCCGGTATTAATATTCCAAAGTCCCCACTGTCCCTGCCACATATCGGTTTCAGCATCATAGGCTATCGTCAGATTAGCAGTCGGGAATGTAATCACGACAAAATTTCTTCCATCGCATTTTACGGAAATGGCAAAGGCATCTTCTATTACTTCCATCTGTTGCATGAGAGAAGCAAAGGGATTGCTGATTACTTTCGGCGCTCGGTTAATTAATTGAACCAAATTTCTGTCGTTATCTATCATCCAGTGAAGATTGCCGTCAAAAATAACGCTGTCCGGCGCTATCGTTCCAGTCTCGCTGGTAAGTCCTTCATATTTGGAAAACGGGGAGGAACCATCATTAACCCAGTATTCAATGGATTTCTTTCCGAATAGAATTATCATGTCAAAACGGGTATCGAGTGCCTGTAAGACTTCTCCTTTGGCTTCCATGTTGGCGAAACTAAGTCCCTGCCATCCGGCACTGTAAGCCGCGCCTGGAACCCATGAAGTCTCAACTGGTTGAGAAGTCGCCTCGAAACAGACAACCGGAGTTCGGCCTACCACTAAATAAGTATTTGTTCCTGAACCGATGTCGAAATTTTCTCCGTTGTAATCTTCAAGATAAATTGTCCCAGCCGCCGTTCCAGCGGTGAATGTTCCTGAACTTACTTCCACTGAAACAACTGAAGCTGAAGCCGTTCCTGCCGCATTTTGGATGACTGAACCTGCTGTCGGATTTACAGAACCGTTTATAAACGGCATAGAATAATAATTCTGATTCGGTGGCACAACGGTCTTCTGCCAGTATGTAGCCCAGTTGTTTCCGGTTATTGGTTGGTTGCTGTTTATATTGACGGGATTTGTAGTGGCTTCGGCTATCGCATATAAAGCAGTCCCCGTTTGTGTTGGCTGTGCTGTTCCCTCCGCGCAAGGTGGCAATCCTAAGGGCTTGAAACCGAATGAAACCGCCGCGCCTGTTACATCACCGGAAGCTCCCGGTGAAATCGTAATGGTCGTTCCGTTGATTTGTTCTATCTGATAGTCGCCCGACAAACCCGCAATGACTATGTATTGATTGACCGCCATTCCCGCATTGGAATTAACTATCAGAGAGGTAGAACCGCTGGAAACCGTTCCGGTAGTATTTCCTGAATTTAAAATCGGCATTGAATAGGCAAAAGGCGAGGCTCCGAAATTTGCCGTTATTTGTCCGGCCTCACCGTAAACTATCGCTTCGTATCTTAAAGAAACAGCTGGATAAATTGTTCCGCTTATTCCTGAATAAGCAATTCCAAGTGAAACTCCATTTTTATAAAATATTAAAATTCCGTGATCTGCATCATAGGAAATTCCGATAACGTCTCCCTTGACAAAATACTGGCCATTGCCTTGCTCCAAGCCGTTGTGATATTTGGCGCTGTTATTAGCGTAAGACCATCCTTCACTGTCTGAACCGAAAAATCCGCTCTTGTCCTCGCTTGCCAATTCAGAAGCTATCCCGATGTAAACATTCGGTTGAACCGATACATCTGAAGCAACATCTGAATCAATTTTGACTTCCCAATACCATTTCCCCTGAGAGACTCCCTGGGTTGCCCGAACATTACCAAATATATTGTAATCCGTTGAATTACTGGTAGCAATTAAGTTGTTTCCACTAATAGCCACATAAGAGTTCTGATCTGAAGGATTCCACGCTGTCGCAACATTTAAATAAAGAAATGTTCCCGTTCCTATTAAAAAATTTATTTTGTTCCAAGTTGTCAGGTAAATAGTTCCTGCTGCTGTTCCTGCCGCAAATGTGCCTGAACTAACAATTACCGAAGCTACTGTTGCTATAGCCGTACCATCAAAACTCTGGATTTGTTTTCCTGTAGGGTCTTGAGTTCCATTGACAAACGGCATTGAGAATCCTGTGGATAATGAACGATAAATAAAAGTTCCTGGACCTGTTAAAAAAGGAACATCGTTCCATACAGAAATACTTAGCGTTCCCGCCGCATTTCCATCGGCAAATGAACCTGATACTAAGGTCACGCCTGAAATTGTCGCCAGAGCCGAACCGTCAAGACTGGAAATCTGCAACCCTGTGGGATCGAAATTTCCGTTGATGAAGTTCATTGTTACCCCAGCCATAGAAACAGCCGTGTTATTATTGATGCACATATAGCTATTGCCGTCAGAGCCTTTAACTACATCGGCTGTATAAACTCCGGGATCGGAAAACTTGAAAGTTGATGTTCCTTTTTCATTAGCAATCACATGGTCGTCCATATAGGATACGTGAGTAGCCGCCGTAGGAACTCCCAAACCTTGAGGATTTTTCAAAGTAACAAGGTCATCGGTATAAACCAGTAGCCCACCTGAAGCCATGAAAGCCGCTTTGCCGCCTTCCCCACATTCCTCAAAGTTAGTCAATCCTATAGTTAAAGTGACCCCTGTTAATTGAGTAGCTGTTCCAGTCTTATCTATCTTAAAAACAAGTCCGCCGCTAACGGCTAAAAGTATTTTTTTTGAAGGCCACCACCATAATCCATCAATCGGTAAATCAGTCCCTAAATCACAAAACGACGGCACTAAAAGTCCCGGCCTGTTCATGGTCAGATACTTCTTTTCGTCCTTCAGATAGTAAAGAAATCCGTTGATAAGCAAAGAAGATAAAGCGGACAAAGCAACATCGGGAACGTCCACATAAGGCGGAGTATTAATCGGATTCTTTTTAATAAAAAAAGATGTCTTTGCCATTATCGTCTAAACTCAGGGAATACCCTCATTTCTGAACTTTCACGTCCTCCGGCCATTGCCGAAGCCTTCGCCATCATTGCTCTCTGCTGTAAATCCTTTCTTTCCCATTCCTGAAGAGCATGTTCAGGGGAAAGTGCGTCTGCAAGCAACCAAACCAAAGCATTATCCCATTTTACTGGAGAATCAGGGTCATCCCGCGCTTCCATGACATCTTCGGTTCTTACTGTCTTTGTGAAAAAAACACACCCTGAAGAGTAGGTTGTCCCGCTCACCCAAACACTTGAAGGCAGTGCAGTAGCAATCGTGCACAATTCCCAATACTGTTGCCAGTTATCCCCTGTAATCGGTTGATTTGTTGAATCCGCTATATGGTCTGTAATACAAAGGTAACTTTTGCCGTCAGTCCCGATGATGAAGCCAGTTGTAGTCTGCCATACCGGATAAAAGTAGGCTATCGGTTGCTGAAGTTGCCAGTTTACCCAAACTCTGTTAGGTTCTCCGCCTTCTTTTTTGGTGGACTGCTGCATGTAGTTTTCTCTTGTAAAAGGCGTAATTTCAGTATCATTCCCATTCTGTCTGAAAAACCAATACATTGCGTCAGTCATCAAGGGGTCAAGGTAATAAGATGGATAACCCGATAGAAGGGGAACAATCGCTTCTCTCTGTTTCCAAAGCAAAATTCCCCCGTTCTGTAAATCGTTCATTATCAGATTGATTTCCTGAACTGCACTCTGGTATTCATTCGGAGTGGGATTATCAACACCGAATTTTTTAAGCGCCTTTCTTACGATTCCATCCAAATTCATCAGAAACTTGGTTGAACCCGTATTCCCGATAACCGGAACTGAAGTGGCAAATATTTGACTGTTTTTAGGTTGCATATCAATCTCTCTTCCTCAAAGGTGTCACGATTGGCAGTTTAGGCAAATCCTGTGGGTGAACCGGATCATAGCAACCCTCGCAGACAATCGCGCCTGACCTCTTTTCCTTAATTAATTCCGAGCGAAGATAATCCACCCCGCATCTATCACAGGTTCTTTTATAATCGCCCGGAACGTATCTATTTCGAGGGTAGACCCTCATGGTTTACCTCTTAACCTGAATCCTCCGGCATGTAACGAGCACTGACTACTGCGCTTCCCGTCAAGGCGGAAAGGAACAGCCTAATAAATTTCGGATTCGAGCCTTTAAAACTGAACATAGCCCCCATATTCGCCAAATCAGTGGCGGAAAAAGGATAAACCTGTATGTCTTTAAAGGTCGAAGTGAACGAAATAAACTGAACCGCCACAAGACCCGAAGTGGGAGTCATATTGCTGGTGTTCGCTGTCCATGCTGCATTGGCTTCGATGATTAATCGTCCAACCGGACACCATGTCTGCGGGTAAGATGACCCTACTACCCAGTCAGCCGCCGCCGCTTGAGCCAATACAGCGGAAGCGTAAGCCTGAACTCCGGTTTGTGAACCTGGAACCAGCGTATGTAGAGTGCCAGCGGAATCAATATAAACATTGATAGCGCCATAAACGTTCCCTGCACCTGCCCCTATCACATGAGCCGCCGAAAAAGCCTGTCCTGCTGTCGCCGCCGATGCTGAATAATTTACATCCTGGATGAGATAATTGAACGATGAACCGATAGCGAGATAAACCCCGCTGTGTCCCCCTGAAGAAGCTGCTAAGAGTCCTGCCGGAGTGACTATTCCGGTATGAGCGTCCTTGTCAGTCCATGACCCTTGAAAATTAACGATCAATGCACTGACCGCCGCCACTCCTGTAGGTTCGTAGGAAACATGAATTGTATGGTCTTTTACGCCAACATCTAAATTCAGTTTTACCGGACGGCTTGCACCAACACTTGAAACTTTGTCAAAAAGACGAAATGCCATTATAACCTCCGTCTGGCGTTTCACCAGCTATACGTTTTTAAATAAGGTTTTGTACCGCGTTTCACGGTCTATGCGTTTTTAAAACGGCACTACCTGAACCTTTGCCCCCATCGCTATGGGATACCAAGACATGAAAGTCTTGACCGCACCTGTAGCCGGAACTATCGGGCTGTTGTAGTAATTCGCGGTAACAACGGCATCGTTCAAATTTGAAGTCCCTTGTATGAACCCTCCCGCATCCGTTGACATTACCGTTACATAACCCATGAGAACCGAGGCCGCTGCTGTCGAAGGAAGTCCGGCAATCGCCGCTGCTTCAGTTGAGTAACCAGCTCCATTTCCTGCTCCTGCCGCACAGGTGATTGTTCCACCTGCTACGATGGTAAATGCGTAAATGCCCCATTTGTTCTGAGGGATAGTTCCCGCGACTAATGCTGTTCCTGCCGTTACTGCCGCCTTGCTTACGGTTGCTCCCGTTACATTGAAGGTGAACGCTATATTGGCCACCTGCATAGGGTTTGAACCAATATACAATGATGGACTGGAAAGTAGTCCTTCAAAATTTATCAGGACTTGACCGTCACCGAGAATCATAGGCATGTGGAGAACATTACCCGCTCCGATACCCACGTCCGATGTCTTGACCAAGGGCGTAGTTGCTGTTCCATCCAGTAAGAAAATTTGTTCCGCTGAAGCAGAAGCTATATTCGTTACCGCACAGAGAGCAATCGGAGTGGTCTGCCCCAATGGAAGAAACGTAAACATTACAGGGAAAGAACCAGACCCTATGGCTATTTCGACTTTAAGGCCGAGAACCCGAAGTTCTATCGGGCCATTGTCAACTACAAATCTTGCCAAGCTGCCATACAGCATTGATGCCGGTAATATTTTCGACTGAACTCTTAAAAGGCTGGCTTTTGTTTTTAATCCTATCATTTTGTCACCCCCTAATACATTTTGACAATGGAATCCGCAGAAAGCGGATACCATGACATGAAAACTTTTACTAACCCGGTAGCAGGTGCACTCCCGCTGAAAACCATTGTAATCGAACCGTCAGACAGATAAATCGGCATGTGTAATGCCTGACCCGCCGCCTGTATTCCGAGGGCAGTCGTCTTGACCAAGTGTGTGACCTTTACTCCGTCAACCAAGAAAAGCTGTTCAGCCGATGCCGAAGCTGTATCTGTTGTATCACAAAGGTCTGTTGCTGAGCCGCCAGCGGGAACAAACCTGAACTTCAAGGTATTTGCTCCTGCCGGGATCGCTGTCTTGACCCTTATTCCCAGATATTTTACTTCTATCGGACCGTTGTGAATCACAAATCTCGTTGTGGTTCCTGTAAGTTCCGCCGCAGTTAAATACTGCGAATTTGTCCTTAAAAGACTTGCTCTACTGATATTCATCTTTACCTACCTCCAACCAGGATGAAGTTAAATTGTTAAGCTCCTGCCGACCCATAGATACATCTTGGATCATCCCAACCTGCGACATAACGGTCTGTTGATTTGAACAATCCATTGTCGGAACCGAAATCGTTATCCTTGCTGAACTGCAATCCCCATTTGGTGTGCTTGTAACTGACAAGCCCTTCGGTGCAATCCGTAAGGATTCCCCAAAATTCATTGTCGGTGATGTAATGAGAGACAAGCCTTCCTTCCGGGAAAAGATTTTTCGCGGGATTAGGCGCATTGGAAGCCGGAGTTTCCGGGTCTTTGTCTGCACCCAACAACTGAAACGCCGTCCAATCGTTGTACGGTGTCGTTATCAGCTTTCGAGCCTGAAGGTTGACCTTCAATCCTCTGTCGTCCACCCACGCAGGAATATCAATCGCTACAGCCTGTTCCAAAGCCGTTAAACTGAGGTCGGACTGCGTTGACGGGGTGTTGGCAATATAGCCTCCGCCCAAAAGCGGATGCAATAATGAGAACAGGCAGACTCCATCAGCCCCAAGGTAAGGCGCTGAACTGGTGAACCCGTTGTTTAAAACATTGGCATGGTCCCATTCTTTCGTCTGGTGCATGGATTTCTTGAGTGCTTTCGGAAGTGCGTTGATCTTGCCGTACTGATCGTCTGTCCACATTTCCTTGGTTACAATGAAGCCCAAACCGCGCACAAAATGGTAAAGGCTGTGAACCGGACCCTGAAAAGGATCATCGTAATCAATAGCTTTGCCCTGATCTTTGATCGGTGCAAGGCCGAACCCCGACATTCCAAGGGTCTTTTCATAGTTCTGGCTTGACGGTTTAACGGGGAATATCTGTGACCATTCCGGTTTGTAATCCGGGTAGGAAGTTCCCCATATAGCCGCCAGTCCGGGATACAACAACTGACTAAAATTTACAGTATTTGAAGCCATGAGTTTTTCCTCCTAGATTCCCGCATACGGAGCGGAGAAGATACTATTGTTAAATTTCGCTATGACTATCGCACTATCGCCCCACGCATTGTTCGGAGCAGGGAACAATCCCAAAATGAGGAAATCGTGTGTGCTCGAACCGGGGGTATCCAGCGCCATTGCGCTCTGATACGAAATCGCATTTCCCGCCGCATAGGGAATGATGTTCGATGTCATAAATACCGTGTTCGCCTGAGTGGTGGTTACTCCTGTTTTGACCTGAACCTTATACAAGATTCCGGGATCGTCAAATACATGGAGAATCGTTGGCGTGTTGCCGTTTGCCACCTGAACTGGGTCAGGAAAATATTCAGCCGCAATGCCGAGATGAATCAATCCCGACCCCGCCGCCGCAATACTCACCGACCCACCGGAGGTAACAATTACCGGATCTCCTTTATATATGACTTGCCCCGATGTTACCGGATAAACATGGGGTTCAGGTATTCCGCTACCTGTTATATGTCCAATCGGGATGAACCCGAATGGGCTGTTAGTGTTTGCCATTTTAAACCTCTCTTAAATTAAGTTGTCCCATCCCACTTTCCGGCCTTGTTCATGTCGGGAATTACCCCCGAAGGGTGTTGGGTGTAAACGCCTGAACGCTTGTCCCCTCCCGCTTCTCCTATCTCTCTGGATAGGGTTCTTTTCATGGCCTGAGAATCCTGAATGGGTGATTTGTCCTTGAAATATTTCCGCCGACTCTCGGCAACTCCCACAGGCATCCTTACGAGGATTAGTTCATTTACCCGATACGCACCGTCAACGGTTAGTCCTACCTGCAAAGCTCGTTGCCCGAATTTTTCATCCATCTTGCGGGCAATGTCTCTGTCAACTTCCCACTGTTCCATCATCCGCTTTCTTATGGAATTTGGGTTGTCCAATATAAAACGATAAACGAAACGAGGGTCTTTCATTTCAGTGGGTATATCTGTAATCCTGGCCGGTCTCCAAGGAGCTGAAGGTTGGCCTTTCGATGAAGTGTCAATTTTATCAGGAGTGATAGGCAATGGTTTTGTTTTTAGTTTTTCGTCCCTTTTCTTTTTTGCTCCGGCCTTCATTTTTTCAATATGTTCCGCCGACAATGTTTTCTTGGGTTTTGTCTCTTCCATTATTCTACCTCCCCGATTGCCTTGAGTTGAGCTAGATAAGTGGCTTCGGCCTTCGCCGGTCCCACGCTGTCGTCCAACATCAAGTGTGCTATACGTTTTTGTTCTGCGGTAAGGGTTGCCCCTTTGCCTTTGTTTTCGCCGCGTTCATTGTCAACGCCTTCGACTTTGGAAGTCTTTTCCTTCTCTGTTTTTTTCTTCCACTCGAAGCGCTTTTCAATGTAATCAGCGACTTCCTTCAACCTTTCAGCGGTTAGTTCGATTTTGCCCTTATATTTGGGTTTGTTCATCAGGGCGGTATCATATTCTTTCGCCGCGCTGGTCATCACCGGATCAAAGTCATCACTTTCACTGTTAAACCATGAAGTGTTCTGAACAAACTCTTTTATGGCTTTGGTGTCCGGCCTATCTTCGGTTGCCGGTTTTGGTTTTTCCTTTTCTTCCTTTTCCTTTTTTTCTAAATCTTCTTTTTTCCGGTCAATTTTTGTGTTGAGCCTTTGAATCTGTTCATCAAGGACATCAACCTTGTCCCAATCAGCCTCGGTGCGCGCCGCTTTTCTTGCGGTTTTCATATCGCGGAGGTCGGTTTCCATCTTCTCGATTTCCGCCTTTCCCGTCTCGGTCTGTTTCTGCACCTGAGTCTGAACTATCTTTTCCGTGGAAGATGTTATCTTCTCGGCGGCTTCTGCCAGTTTCCGGTTGTGCTCTGCCATTAATTTCTGATCAGCTTTCGCTTGTGCGGCATCACGTTCGGCATCCTTGCTTTTCCGGTAAATTACCCGAAATCTTTTGTTGTCCCATGATGGGTCAGATGGCGCATCATGTTCAACACCCACAAATTCTCTAAAATCCTTTTCTTCGGCTTCATGCGCTTCAGTAGCTTGCGAGGTATCAGCCCCTTCATTTTCTCCCATGTTTTTTCTCCTTTCCTTCAGCGACTTTAATTGCGAGTAAGTCTTCCTCATTGCAAAGCAGATACTCAACGTCTTTGTCTTCGTTTACTTCGATTCCCGCCCAAGTGAGTTCCTGTTTATTCAGGGCATACGGAGCGTATCTCCCGAACAAAACAACATCCCCTACTTTGGCAAGTTCGCAGTCCTCTCCCACAGCGATGATTTCTCCAACGCCGACCTTGGCTTCCTGACTGTTTTCGGCAATGATGATTGACCCGACTTTTTTGATTACATTACGGCGGATCAACAATCTTGTAAACAGCGGCTTCAAACCGATTTCCATAACTGCATCTCCTTTCTTAGATGAAATAAAAAAGGCTAACCATTTCTGATTAGCCTCAATTTTTTTGATAGCATCCGATATTGAATTATCAAAGAACTTTTATGCTTTCCGTTTTTTCAATATGAACAATCTTCCCGCTTTCAAAAACTATAACAATCCTGCCGTACAGTTTATCAGCGATGTATTTTTTAATCAAGTCTATTATTTTATCCATCATTTCTCAATGACCGGAACCTGTTCAATGTTTATTGTGACCGGATTCTTGATTTCTTCTTCAATAACCTGAATCGCCCTGTCATAACCTATTTCCAATCCCCTTAGATATTCAAACTGGTTAATGCTTTGGCTCTGAATATATTTCTGCTGTGTCTCGTATTTATAAGCCTTCAGGATAAGCAAGAGAGTCTTCGTTCCCTGAGTGTCCTGCCACTCTTTAATCATCGAGACATAATAATCATTGTCCATTTTCTTTTCCTTTCTGGCAATGGGTACAGAAGTATTCGTAATCAACCCACGGACGCATTGAAGGATGTCTTCGTGATCTTCTTATAACTTCTATTCTTTTCATTTTTGCTGTCCTGAATAACCCGCCACATTCATCACATATAGAAAATACAAATCCCCATCCTAAATACCTTTTAATTTGGTCTAAGTTAAATATTTCATCAAGTTTGATTTCCTTTTTTCTAAAAAAGAACATTTATTGCTGCGTTCCTTTCATAGCTTGCGCCATCGCCTTGTGTTGAGCGGCCTCATTCAAATAAATAAATCCCAGATGTTCCCTTGTATGGGCTTCCAATAACTTCTTGCCATGCGGTGTCAACTGGTCGTGATAATTTGAAGCCTTGAACCCGTCATGCACAGTAACATGCTCATGGTGGTTCTGGTGAGGAAGCGCCGGAGTAATGGTATCTTTTATCAACATGGAGTTTTCTTGTTCCGGTTGCAGATCGGGAGGTGGAGGAGGTGGTCCGGGCTTCTTCAAAATGGATTCGATGTTCGGAGCTTCGAGGGCTTCAAGATATTCCTTAGTTGCGTAATACATGCTTTCGGGGTTCTGCATCATCAAGGGATTTGTCTTGGCTTCCTGAAGCACCTGTTGGCTCTTTATCAGTTTTTCCGCCCTGCTGGTAATATTCGGGTCGGAAACCGGAATCACCATCACATTGCTGGCAAAATCATTCTTTCCGCTTTCGATGGACTTCCACTCCTGAGAGGTCTTGTCCTGAACCAAAGCATAAACTTTTTCATCAAGGACATCATGGTCAATATCGAATATCTTTTTAAGTTCCTGTCTGAATGATCTGTGGAGCCTTTTCTGAATGACTGAGAATACCTTCAATCCCTGTTCGATGACCGCAAGCATCGTAGTAGCAGCGGTATCCGAGGGAGGCATAGCGCCGGACATCCATTCGGAAGTAGTCGTGGTTTCCTTCACATAATCGTGAAGCATACCGATTATCATAAAAAGTATGCGGGAGGGTTCCTTGAACTGGAACTGGTAGATAGCGTTCCTAATGTCGGGAGCCATGACATCCACTTCCTTAAAGACACCCATTTCAAAACCGAGGTCGCCTTTTTTCAGTCCCGCTCTCTTGTTAATGAATCCCGCGATTATGTTATTCAGATGACCGGCATCGAGCAACTGATTCAGGGCTGTGTCGGCGGCTTCATTCATGTGGTCGAGCAACTGCCCGAATCCGAAGGCATAAACCGAATTGGGATTGGGAATAAAACTGTATCCGGTGAAGTATTCTTCTATCTTGTCTCTGCTGTGGTCTTCGTCCCATGAAAGCCTGGAAACTATTCTTAGAACTTTTTGGCTGGTGTAATCCACCGTGACTATGTATGGACGCATCCTGCCGTCTTTTTTCTTCAGTTTCTTTTCTTTGTATTCGTAGTTTAAGTCAAGGTAGACATGCTGCTCTAAAAGTTTTCTTTTGTTGGTAAATTCCTCATCGGGTTCCTGCACCCCCTCAGTTTTATCCTGCATGTCTCTGGTTTCCGGCATGTTCCCGTCAACTCTATTGCTTTCAGGACTCAGTACCAGACCTTCAGGTTTCAGGTATATCTTCTTGTCCTGAAGTTCCTCGATCTTGTCTATTTCCTTCCAGATAATATGGGTCTTTCTCAACCGCGGGTCGTTAAGGCTTCTGGCCTTGTAATTGACCACGAACTCATCCACGGTGAGAAACTTGGATACGGGTTGCTTGTTCTCGTAATCAGGATAGGTTTTTTTAACTACAAAACCGTCAATGGGAAGCGCCATGAGAAGCTTATCCATGTCCTCTTCCCAGTCAGTCATTTCATACCTTAACTGGTAGTTCATGTAGTTTTCTGTGCGTTTGGCTTTGTCCCTTTGGGTTCCATCACGGGTATAGCATTTTACTATATCTTTTCCTAAGAGGGCTTCGTAAGCTCTGGCCTGAAACTGTAGACAGGCCACTAGAATGAAGGGCAAATGGGTATTGGCGGCTTTCGGCCAGGGGTAGTCTTTGGGTTCCCTGTATCCGGCGAACATTTTCAGCCAGAGGGCGCGGCGCTTGTCAAATTCGGTACGAGAATCTATATCGGAATCAAAAGCCTCGACAACTTCAGAACCTATCTTATCAAGGTCTTCTTTCTTTATTTTAGCGGCAATATTTACTTCTTCGACAGGGGTATCGTTAATCCCGTCAAACAGTTCATCAATACCCGGTAACTGCCGATCTGCCTCTGTCGTCTCTGTAGTATTCGGTCCCATCTTCTACCTCTTCTTCCCACTGCCTGTTGATTAACGCATATCTGTAAAGGTTCTCGCAAAAATCGTCTTCCACTTTGGAAGGCTTCAATGTCTTGGGGTCAATGACGTAATTTTCGATTTGTTCAATGCTCTTCTTCAGGTCGGAGAAAAAGAAAAGCGAGGGCATCTCGTTCTCGCTCATAAGCATTTCCTCGACCAGTTTGATTCCGTTGTCCTTGTCCTTGGAAGCCACCTGCAAATAGATGTCGTGAGAGGCGAATACATCGGACATGATTTGAAACACGGTCTCATCGGTGTATCCTGAATTAACATCCCCCTTGGCCAGGGGGTCAATCCATATCCCACCTACTCTCAAAGAGTTGTCTATCAGGACTTTCAGTATCCTTTCAGCCATTGCCTTGGAATTTCCATGATCCCATATCTCGGCAACCTGCCAATGGAAGCCCCTGGGTTCTGTGGCATAGAAACTAATAGCCCACGGTTTAGAGGGATGAAAATCAATCAGGACATCAATGATCCAATCCAAGGGTATGCCGTTCTTAAATCTCGGTTTGATATGAATCCTCCGGTCTATGTTCCAAATAAGACTTGATAAATACGAGGGTTTCCCCCGTAGTCTGGCTTCCCGTTCATCGGGACTCAGGGTTTTCTCAAACTGCCGAACCCCGTCCATTGTAAGACCAAATCTTTTATAATTGGTGACTTCTCCGCATTTCGGGCATATTCCTACGGTTCCTGTGTCTCTGTCCTCAAACCTGTCTATGTAATCTCCGCACTCATTACAGACAGAAACATTATTCAAAATATCCGCATTGACCCCAAAAACAGAGGTATCGGGAGTCCCGTCCTCATTAGTAGCTCTGACGACTTCCTTCTGCACCCATGCTTCTTTTAACAGGGTCATGCCGAAATATTCCCTGCCGGAACGGTCTACGAGACCCCTGGCGCAAGCGACTCTAATTTCCCTAGAAGACGGTTCATCGTCAATCACCAAGTCCCCATTCCATCCTTCAAATAAATCAGCCCTCTGCCCGTTGGACATTATTTCAAGGGTGGAACCCGTCTTAACATCTTTCCAGAAATAATCTATCCCCTCATTGTTTTTTTTCTTTTCCACCTTCCGCGACTTTGGCCACCACTCTTCCAGCGCCGGAACAACAACTGTCTTGATATGCACTCCCCAGTCCTGCCCCACAACCCTTATTTTTCTCGGCTGTTTATGGGGAAATTTCAACTTGATACTTGAATCCCAAGGGTAGTACCCGAACATCGTGGCAATCGCCAGCCACACCCATGTAGTTGTCTTCGCCGAATTATGATTAATCAATCCACCTGTATAATAGTTGTGATATTTAGGCACTTCAAAATCAAATACCTCTTGACAGGTGGAAATAGGTGTGATAGATACAATACCATTAACGCCACTAAAAGGAGATATATATGAGCCAGAAGAGAATTGTTGATGTAAATCAGTTAAGGGATTTGATCGAAGTTCAGAAACTTCAACACCGCATAGTTGCGAAGATAACCGGAATACCGGTGAAGAAGATGACAAAGTTTTGCCGACGATACGGAATAAAGACTCAAAGGACTGGTCCAAGGAACGCTGAGCTTCACCCATCTTGGAAAGGAGGCCGGACGATTTCAAAAGGGTATGTAAATATTTACTACCCCGACCATCCTTACGCAAACAAGCAGCACTATGTTCGTGAACACCGTCTCGTAATGGAAAAGAAATTAGGCCGTTATCTTCTACCACATGAGGTTGTCCATCATATAGACGGCAATCGTGGGAATAATGATCCAGGTAATTTGATAGTCTTTCAGACAAATGCACAACACCTGAAGGTTGAACTGACAGGTCATGTTCCAAATTGGACACCGGAAGGAAAGATGGCGATTGCGGATGCCCAAAAGAAAATAACTCCTGAAATGCGTAAAGAACATGCAAAGAGGCGCACATTAACCGTTGAGGGAAAAAAGAAAATATCCCTTGCTGTGATCGCTTCAAACAAACGCAGGAGTCGTAAATCCATTGAACCGGAAGCCAACCATGATTTGTCAAAATCCGATGACCACAAGCGGCCGTTATAGTTTGTCCGTCTACCATTTCAACCCTATAACACTTGTGGAGACCTTCTTTTTTAAACGGAGCGGAGGCCTCTACTTTTATTCTTTCCTTACCATTCCACGCATAACAGGTGAAAGATAAACCCCTTTCGTATAATTCTCCTATTGAAATTTTACCACCCCATGTTTGTATAAGTGTATCAGCTGTTAAACAACGATTCCCCCCTGTAAAATAAAATATTTTATACTGGGGATTCAGCCATGCCTCCAGCATCTCCGCTTGTTTAGGATTCGGATTGTTCGGCACAAACTCGATCTTATTCTCTTGGGCAAGTCTCTCCGCCAAAGAAAGCAATTCAACCTTCTTCTGCTTCAGTTCAACCAGCTTGGCCTGAATTTCCCCGATGCTATCCACGTCTCTTCTTCCTTGGCAGTCCCTTCTCTTTGGTCTTGGCGAAATCATGCAGCTGCTTCTTCGTCATGTCCGCCAAACCCTTATTCCTACCGTACAACTTGGATGGCGAATGTTCCGCTATAGCCATCGCTTTTCTTTGAGCTACTGATTTACTAGGCATATCAATGCTCCTTTACCTTCGCTTCCCCTAAAGATTTCTCAACCATCCCCGGTATCTGCGTCCCCACCGGAACTACATTAAACCCAAAATTCGCCACTCCCGCCCCGATAAACTGTATCATCGGAACTATCTGGCAATGATACTTACCACAAACTTCCATGATTTCCTTCATGCACTTCTCACACGCTATTTGCTCCACCGTGATAATACTCATAAACTCTCCTTTCTGCGCGAATTACCGCTTTTATAAATTATATAACTATATCAACTACTTATAAGTCCTTTTATGTTTTTCGCCAAGAATGGGGGAAACAGCGTATACCGTACCTCTAGGGGTGTCAAACCCCCGTAGGGGGGGTCTACAATACTTACTACCTCAATTCGATTGCTAAGTAAGGACTCGAACTGATACGCTAACATATTAATATTATTTATAATGATCATTATCTAAATTACCAGATACCCCCAAATCTACCCCCAAACCATCAGATGACTGTAATCTTGCAAGCTCCTTTTCCAGCCTGACAATCTCATTATCAATCTTGCTGATATCCTGAGTAACTACATGATATGATACGTTTTCCGTTGAGAGGCCGCGCTCAATGCGCTCTTTATCATAGATTTGACACGCGCCGAGTATTCTTGATCCAACCGGAGCTTTTTTGATTTCGTCCTCGGTGATTGAGGATAACAATCTATCCTGTAATCCTGCGAATATATCAGCTCTATTCTCTTTAAATTCAATTATTCGCTGCATTTCCAGGTTATGACGCTGTAATACTCGGACCACATGGGAGTGATCGCAATCTGTTAGCTCGCCTATTTGTCTGGTGGTTAGATTAGGATTAGCTTGTTTAATTTCTAGGATTTTTTGAGTACGTTCTGATCTTATTTTTGGTGTGTTTGGTGCTTGCAGGGCGGACTTATCTTTGGTTGTTGCGGTCGTATCCATGTTGGTTGATCGCCTCTTTTAGTAATAGCCGATGCCCGGCTGTTTGATGTTCGTTTTGCTAGCTATCGCTTCGCGTACGCTTCGCACTGAACTTTAAGGTACTATCTATTATTTATATAATAGGACGAAGATGACATTTTTTCCTTAAAATATTTGTGTTTGATTCTTTTAAGGGTGTGATTTGTTTTGATTTAAAAGATTTGTACTAGTATGTTGCCTAGTAGGACATATTTTGACCACTTGTTTTTTATTGATTCGACAACATTGTCGAGAGAATCGTCTTTTTGCCCGCCGTTTTTGTCGAATCTGGCTATTGATTTTATTGCATTATTTCCTATTCGACAGATTTGTCGGGTAATTTTCAGCTTTTTCCCTTAAAATCCGGCAATAAATGTCGAATTTTATCAATTAGCTAATGTTGATAACTTTTTATTTTGTCTTATAAAACGTCCGGCTTTTTTATTGATACGGAAAAAATGCCTGTATGAAATATGGAAAATCTCGGAAATGTCCTTTTTGGTGAGCTTTACCGCTATTAATGCGGCGATTGCCCTTGTCGTCTTGTCCGGTATGTCTTTGATTTTGTCAATTTTGTTGTTATAGTCAGTAATGCGCTCGGCTAATACCTCGTTGTAGTCCTTCTCGGCTATATTATTTTCCGTGAATAAATCCCTAGACAGGCGTTCCTGGCGCGGCACTCTGCCGTCTATCCATACCAGCGGGGCACATGGAGTCCTACATCTTTTATGCGAACACCTTTGACATACAGGGTCTTTGAATTTAGTCATTATATCCATGAGGCTTTTCCTGCCGATCAACCCAAATTCTTATATCATCAATATTCTCTAAAACCGCTTGCCAAAATTTCAGCCCGAAGTCGCGCCAATACTCAGTGCCTTCCCTATCAACACCAGTAAGCACTCCAAACATTTTATTGCCTTTATATGTTGTTTCTCTAGTTGGTAATGGCATGTTAGCCCTCCGCTATTTGTTTTTGCTCATTAGAAAAACCTATTTTAATAATTTCCGGTTTTTTATCTGGAAATCCAAGACGAGAATTTTCCATTTCTACTGTCCCCGGTAAATATTCTGGATGATTGCCGCGCCCCCCCATAATAGAATAAAGCCGTTCAAGTTCCTTTTGTTTCCATTTTTCTTCATCAACGGTCATTGTAGCCGCCAGTTTATCCCAGCCGCCCATAACCTGCAAAACAGAATGAATTACCGGATCACTAAACTTCACACTTTCATAATTACCAATTCTTTTAATGGCATTTAAAACTTCAATCCATGCCTCCGTTGCTCGATGTTCTTTTTTCCCTTTTAGTATTTCCATAAAATCGGCTGGCTTTGGAAAAAACTTACTTGAATAAATAATTTCTTTAAATGCCGATTCGCATTGTTCATCGGTAAAAGGTTCTAATATTTTCCAGTATAAATCATTTAATGAACCTGATACTGGTTTATCAAATGTTTCACTTAATAATGACATATACTCTTTAAATTTTATTTCATCTCTCATTTTGGCGGCCTCCAATTTTCTAAAACTTTTATTGTTTTTAAAGTATTATCTGAAAATTTACCGGTTAATGGATGTACTAATTCATTTAAGTAGCTTTCAAACTTAGTTCCAAAAAGAGTTTCGGGACGTAAAAATTGAGCCATTTTTTCATCATTTAGCCATTGAGTACATTTATTGTCTATAACTTTATAAAAGTCATCAATCGTTCTTTTCCCATTATTACCCCATCGCGCTTTTATTTTTACTCTTGTTTCTTTTGTATTACAGTCAAAATTTTTACCTGTTTTTTTGTTGAGATATTCAATTATCCCCTCATAGGGGATTATAGGGGTTATATCTTTTTCTGCTTCTTTTATCTTTATTCTTTTATCTTTTATCTTATTGACGTTGAGGATTTTCGGAGTTACTACGGAGTTACTACGGAGTTTTCGTTGTGACCAATCATCTAATAATTCTGTAAATTTTGGAATAAATATAATTACTTGGTCATTATTAAAATCAATTTCCCACTTACCGGAGTTTTGTATATGTTTTAAAATCTTTATAACGAGTGTTGATTGTCTTTTATGTAACTTTGTGGTGAGATAGGGTTGAGTTACGGTTAACTTCCAGTTATCTTCGGTTTTAAACTCCCGACTGTATATCTCTAAAACCCCAAAAAAAACCAAATAACCGTCAGCACCAAATTGAGTTATTAAATCAAAAATAAATGGATCGTCTAAGCTATCAGAAATATGCTTATACCACTTCATATATATTTATCGCCAAAAGCAAAAGCCGAAGGGGGCTGTGAGGACGCTGGGTGCGACCTCCCCTCCGGCTAATGCTAATGGCTTTCCTTAAATTAAATTGATTATTGTTCATGGACACAGTCTCCATACTTATCTTTATACCACATTGAATTTATTTGGCTTCGTTTCCGTTCGGGGAATTCACCGAACGGAAAATTCAATCTTTGCTTTTCGTGATAAAAAATCCTCGATTTCTCTTGCGGCTATTTGATATTTGTTTTTTGGTTTTAAATTATAATAAACATATCGCGAAAAAAGTTGAAGGGCAGACGCTTCTGCATCTTCTTTATCGTAAGCGTCAATATTTAATTCGATTGTTACTATGCCTTTCATTTTTCTAGCATTACCTTCAAAGTGATGTACCAGTTCTCTTTAAAAAACTGATTGTTCTTGACGACCACGTTTTTTCTGTCGGTCAATTCTTTAAGCCATTCCTCTGTCCTGACTTTGTTTTTTAAAAGTTTATCTAAAAAGAAAGGGTCAAGGTGAGCCGCTTCATTTCCGTTCGTGTGGTGTTGATGGCAAAGTATTATGCAATTCATAGGATCGTATCTGACTGACTGATTTTTCTTATTGTAGAAATGGTGCGGGTGTAGTTGGGTATAATTTACAGAGCAATTAGGATACTCGCATTTATGCCCTGCGTTCATAAGACCGACTTCGCGCCACATGCGCAGTAATGTTTTATCAGAGACTTTTTTCATAGGCAATTAAAGGTTATCTTGTTTTTGAACATTTTCTTCCATTTTTAAAACTTTTTCTAAGTGTCTTTTCTCTGATTTTAAATCTCGTTCCAAATGCTCAATGTTCTTCTTTGCATCGGCTATCATAAAATCGTGAGCCTCTTTCCATGTATCAAAATAATGCTCTATCCCATTTCTGGCGTGCATTTCCGCCCATTTATCAACTTTACGATAATAAATTTTAGCGATACATCCGGCGAAATATTTCATTGGTAGTTTTTTCATACTCTCCTTAACGGCGTGTCACTTTAATAATAACAACTTTCTTCTTTCGCAAGTTGACGTTCTCTAGCGTCAGCAAAAATATCTTGCACAATTTTTTTATAATCAAACGCTAGTTTTATATCATCAGTAATCGTTATCTTCTTTTGACGTAATGCTGCAAGGGTGCAGGTTGGACATTCATTAGCGGCAAGATACACTTTATCTATGGCTAGTTTTATTTCCTCAAGATTACTAAAAGTAATATCTCCCCACTCATTCTTATTAATTTGAGGCTCTGGCAATTCGGCGTGCCCGGTGCTGTTCGCTCGGTTGTAGGCCGTAATGGTGGCCGGACACGTCTTGCCTAAGAGGCTAAATAATTAAGTCCTTCGGATTAAGATTTAAAGGCTTTGCCAATTTTTCTATTATCCGCATACTGCTGATATTATGATTAAGATAATAGTGGACCGATTGCCTATCAACACCTAAAGCCCTTGCATAATCCGCTTTACGCCATTTTAGGCGATTTAATTCTTGATTGATTTTTTTGACGTTCAATTTCATGGTCAATATTGTATTTTATTTTTCGGTTATTGTCAAATGGTTTTTTTACTAGTGATAAGTTATTGAATCCACTTATAAATAATATTTGTAAAAAAAACTATTGACAAAGGAAGGCTCTTATGAGACAATCCCTGCCAACGAATCAAAAGGAGGGGAATCATGAAAAATAAATTTGAAACGATGATGAATTTGGTGGATGAAGTAGAACACATAAAAGAAAAAATATCTTTTATGGGTGAAGTCTTTGCGGCGGTAGCAAAGAGATTAGGAAAAGATTTAACAAAAGAATTAGACAATGTCACAAGCGATATCGAAACCGAAAAAAAACGTCAGGAGACAAGAGAAAAAACAATTTCAGAGGCTGGAAAATCGCTGCCGGGTTTACAAAGAAAGCTGTCAATAGCAAAAGAAAATCTGAAAAAGCTGGAAGATCAAAAAAGTGAGGGTTTCTGCATGAGCGAACACGAACAAAATGAGAATGCACAGAAACATAAAAAATACCACTTCTTCGGGGATGCAAAGCGGTATGAGTCGGAAAAATCTTCTCTGACAGGAGCAGATATCAAGGCAATAGCCGGCGTTACGGCAGCGTACCAACTCTTTTTAGAAGGGGAGGGGGACACCCCAGACAAGCCAATTGCAGATAGCGAGACCGTAGTTCTGAAAGAGGGGGAGGATACCAGACATTTCTATGCGGTTCCACCGGCAACATTCGGGGCAAAATGACTCCGATCGAACTGCAACTCCAAGTCCTTCAGATGATCAAATGAAATTTGAAAATTGCGAAAATGCGCCACAATCAATTTTAGGCTCAAAATGCCTGCGTCGGGCGGGGGGATTTCGTTGACACTGTTTATAAATATGTCAACAGGCTTTAAAATGGTATTTTAGATGATACCCGGAAGCGATTAAAACAAGATTTAAGACCATAAGAGAAAATATTTTGTAAAAAGGAGGAAGGTAGTATGTGCGAGTTCGTAAGTTGGATTGATTTTGACGGGAAAGAATATTTTTTAAAAAATTCCGATCTTGAAACAAAAGACGGTAGAAAACTTCTTTTATCTCATGTAA